CAAACAAATGACTCTTCTTCAGAGTTGTGAAGAGCAATCTCTGAACATAAGTTAGAGTTGTAAATCTTTGCACCTTTGTCTTTGTATACATCAACTGTTTTGTTATTCATCGTATCGTGGAACATGATGTATGGATAACCAATCTCACCACGTCTTTGGATTACTTTTGCCCATAACGCTCTTTTCTCGTCATCACCAGCAATCATCTCTTCCATAAATTTATCAGTAACTGTTACTGCGTGTGTGAGGTCCTGAATTGGGAATCCTTCTGTTCCAATTTCTAAGAACTCCATCGCGTCAGGATGGTCAATAGGTAAGTATGGTGAGAATCTACCTCTACGAGTAGAACCTTGTGAAATATTGTCCACAACACTTTCAAACAAGTTCATAAAGTGTACCGCACCAGGTGCATGACCGTTGTCTGTAATTTCAGCACCACGACCACGAATGTTACCAAAGTATCCTGAGGTACCACCACCCATCTTACTCATTTCACCAACTTCAGCCTGAGTATACAAGATTGATTCAATATTGTCCCCAATATTTGAACCAAAACAACTTACAGGTAATCCTCTTTTCTTACCAAAGTTAGCCCATACAGGTGATGATAGTGAATACCATCCTTTACCCATATAGTCGTAGAATTTATCCGCAAAACCCTCGATACCTAAAAGCTTCTCCGCATGTTCAGCTATTGTTCTAATTCTGTCTAAAGGTTCTTCACCTTCACTTAAATACCCTCTTTGAAGAAACGTAATCGATTCTTCGTTAATCCAATCAAAAGGTTTTCTATCTTTCATATTAATTTTTATATTATTGTTTTTCTTTTAAAATAAATCGTTTGACGTTACCGACTTTGATTTCTTACTATAATTGATACTTCTCTTATTGAAGAAATCGGTATGTTTTGTTGTTAGGATTTCATCATCAAACCACTCTGTTGTTTCTAACAAAGACTCGTCAATATCAAAAATACTATCAATACCAATAGAGTTTAATGATATATTAAATCTGTGTTTAATAAACTCCATTGTCTGTTCTTTTGTAAGGAAATCTAAATCTCCTTTTTCAAAAATCCATTCAACGATATCACTTTCAGCTTCATAAGCCTCGATGGTCGCTTGAGTTAAATCGTTAATTAACTCTTCAGTCCACCAATCAGGGTTTTCTTCTTTGATAAGATTTACCAAATCAAACCCAAATTCCGCATGAATGTTTTCTTCTTTTGATGTTGCTTCAACAGCGTTTGAAATACCTTTCAACATGTTTTTGTGTTTGTTGAACGACAACATAACTAAAAATTGTGAGAATAATGATACATTCTCTACAAACATTGAGAATAATACTACAGACTCGAAGTACTCTTTGTTCTCCACTGATTTAGAAGTTGAAATTGACTTCTCAAGGTACTTAATTCTTCTACGAATTGCAGGAACCTGTAACAAGTTTTCAAACTCATTATTTAGACCCAACAACTGTATTAAATGTGAATAAGCATCTGCGTGTCTAACTTCAGACTCCGCGAAAGTAGCACCAACATTTCCGATTTCAGGTTTTGGCATTCTTTTGTAGATGTCACCCCAAAAGGTTTTTACCGCAACCTCGATTTGTGAAATTGCCAACATAGCTCTTTCAACCGCCGATTTTTCTTTTTCGTTCAAATGAACTTTATAGTCCTGAATATCTGAAGTAAAATTAAACTCAGTATGAACCCAGTACGAATGTCTAATCGCATCCACATAGTCATTTAAACTTGGGTAATCATAAGGTTTAAGATTTACTCTTTTCGCAAAAATGTTTGGTCTATGTTTTGAACGATAAATGATATATTCCTTCGCAACATCATTAAGACCATTGTCCATTAATTTATTCTCAACCATGTCGTGAATATCATCAACATGTGGAACATTATCTTTATTATTTCTAAATAAAGCTTTTGTAGAGATTCTTGCAATTTTTTCTGCAGTCTCCTCATCGACTTTATCTATACTCTTCATAGCATTTAGGATTGCCCTTTCAATTTTTTCGGTTTGAAATGGGACTTTATCTCCGCTTCTTTTAATGACATAACGAATGTCTTTGCTTACCTGACTTACTAAACTTTCCATAATATATTCTTTGTATTTTATTAAGTATTTGGAGTTTCCCTTTGTTTACGTTTCTCCAACAATTCTTTGATACGTTCTTTGTTTCTTTCTTCTTTTTGTTCTTCCATACCTAAGAAAGTAACACTTGATTCTGTATCGATTTCCATCATCTCGTTATCGAACTTACAATTTTCAAAAACAATTCCATCCTTACCAATTCTAGATTTGGTAATAGCAATTGTTGCCAAGTTCATCTCTTTCTGTTGAAGGGACTTCGCCACAGAAATAATAACGTGTCCGACCTGTGCTTTTTTGATGGAACCTCCCATTTGGTCGGTCGTAACCACCTCTGATGAAATAGAGGAACGGTTACCTTGTGTTGCGGTCCATCCTACGATGTCTAACTCGTGACACATAGATTCAAAACCTCTCATAACAGACCCCTCACTCTTCCACTCGTCACCTAAGTTGCGGTCAGGGACGATACAATCAATATAATCTAAAACTACCATATCTATCTTTGTACCTTCAGCCATCATCTTACGAATCTGATTTTTAATCTGACTCATAGTTAATTGGTCTGACGGTAATTTTTTTAAGATAAGTCTATTAGAAGCGTTTTCTTTAATTTGTCTTACTTTATCCAAAACATCTTCTTTGTGTAATGACAAATTGTCAGGGGCAATTTTAGTCCACATTGTGAAGTGTTTTCTTTGAATAATTTTAGGATTATCCTCGAAGAATATCTGTAAGACGTTATAACCTAAGTTAAATGCATTGTTTGAAATCTTACTTAAGACGGTGGTTTTACCAACTCCTGTAGGAGCCAAAATCACACCAATCTCACCTTTTGCCAATCCTCCCTTAAGAAGGTTGTCTATACCAGTAATTCCCATCGGAATTGGGTGACGGAAATCATCATCCAATACCTCATCCAAATTAAAGAATACATCTGCAGTTCCTGTGTCAATTTCACCGACCTGTAAAGCTTCTCTTACCATCTCTTCCAAGTGGTCGTAAGACTCAAAATCACCTTTATCGATAATCTTTTGTGCTTTACTCATCACCTTCTGTAATTCCTGTTGTTTACAGAACTTTAAAGACTTTTCTTGAACGTATTGATAACCCTCAATAGAAGCGTCTTTTACTTGCCCAATCATATCCAGGACCATTTTTTGGGCCATTGGAGATGATACTTCTGACTTTGTGATTTGTTCTAAGGTTGAAAATGACGGAGTATGTTCGTACTTCTGATAATACTCCTTAGTCATCTGCATGATTAGCTTAAAATATTGATTGTCAAAGTACTTTGGTTCGAGAACGTCTACAATAGAATTTGCAAAATCCTTGTATAGGATAATGTTGTTAAGAAGTTGTAGTTGAAATGTGTTTCCGAGGTATCCAAAATTCTTTTCTTTTGACATAATTTATTGAGCTTTAATCTTTGTGTGTAGAATATAAATATGGTTAAATTAACTGATAGTTCATGTAAGTGTGAGATAATTCTTCAGATGAAAAAATGTCAGTCAGGTCACGAAGCAACTTTTTTAGGTGTGGGCGTACGTCCACGGTGTATCTTGTCTTCGGAGGGTAAACTTTCGCATCCCAAATTCTATGACAAATTGTCTCATCTCCAATCCTAACATAGATGTTAAAATGCTCTGGACCTTCAGTATTTGACGTGTCCAAAATGTCAGGATTTGCCATGATTTGTTCTGCGTTCTCACTCATGTAATCTAACGCCTTTCTCTTCAAATCATTTTGAATTTTTTCCGAAACAGATTTTACCAAATTGTGTAAATCCATACTCGCCCTTGCTTTAGGGTTGTAACCTCTGACATTGAAGTATCTCTGTACTACAATGTTTTCGTTAAGTGTTAACAAAAATTCTAGTTTTGTAATGTCACTCTTTTCTTTCATAATTTTCTTTTTTTGTTTTTAAATCTTCTTTTTTCTTTACGTGTTAATTTCATAAAGGGTGTTAAAAATTCTACCCAAACTTTGTCATTTTTAGGTAAGAACTTAAAAATTCCATAACTCATCATCATCCTCATTAGGTTCTTATATCCTCTACCGTCAGGGTCTAAGTTTTCTGTGTGGTAAAGTTCAATAGTCTCCTTTGACTCTTCTGTTAGCAATGGTTGTGACAAATCTACGAGTTTTTTGTTAATAACAAAAAATTCTTCACCATAAACCCCTTTTCTTGTTTTACCAGATAAAAGGTTTTGTAGTGCTCGATTATCTTTGTCGGTTTTGTGTAATTCCTCAGCACGTTGTTTAATATCATCAACTGTGACCGTATTGTCAACTATCTCAGGAAATAACTT